AAACCGGGCCGACAACAACGACCCGGTTATCGTTGAGGATAAATTTGGTCGTATTGAATGTCGCTGATTGAGGGATAATGCTTGCATCAGATCCGGACAGGTTATTGAAATAAAATGTGTAGTACTGCTTCGGGTTAACCACGGCCCCGTCAGATGTTATCTGCGCAAGAAAGAGGTCTGCATTTATCGTGACATCACGTGTTACTGGCCCAAGCGCAGTGGCGTAAGTGACATTGATAACGAACGAGACAGGGTGTGGCCGCTGCAGGTTGTAGAAATAATCGAACTCCGGCTGCTTGCGGATCTGGCCCCCAATTTCGCCACCCGCGTAATTCCCTGACACCACCGTGTTGGCATTTGCCGTCTGATATGGCGTGCCTGCGTTCTCATTAGGGCCGGGTAGCTCCTGACCATCGACATCATCAAAAGCAAACCCTTCATAGATAACAGGGATCACCTGCCCTGGCTGGAATATTTCATAACTCGCGCCAGCCAGAGAGCCAAGCGAGGATTCAGAGTAACGGACGTCCTCAATCGTGTAGTGCCCGAGGCCGAAATTCATCCACTCAGTGACGTATTTCTGCTCATTAATATACTCAAAAAGCGACTCCTGAATCAGGTCCGGATAGGCTCGTTGTAACCCGTAAACGTCAGGCCGGGCCTGATAGGTGCGGGCAACATTAGTCTGCCCGGTCAGGCGATTATTCGGTGACTCTTTGGCATTGGTGTCTGCAGCGCTGAAACTTTGCTTTGGCATCAGGAAGCCAAACACCTGCTGTACCAGTTTAAACGCCGGGCTGAGGACCTTACCAATAACACCTTTCGGCTGGGAGTAGATCTGGATACTGTGCATTTCGGTCAGCGGGAACGCCAGTTCTGCATCATCACCCAGCTCGACACCGTTAACGACGATTAGCACATCGCTGAAGAAGTCACGGCTGACCAGCCAGTCGTAAAAGAGAGTCCCTGTCGGGAGCTCAACACGCTCTTTAGGCTGGCCTGGTACGTGCTGGATTTGAATAATCGGCATGTGTTAAATACTCCACCCGCGTGAAAAGTTTCTCTATTGCCCGAATGCGGTCATGCCGGACGCCGCCCCCATCCCCTCGGCTATGCAGCGCCGCGCCATTGACGATCAATCCAACGTGCTCCTGCCGGTCGCCAACGTACGCGATAAATATCCCGTCTTCTGCTGGCATAGGGCAGCGCTTCCAGAACACCACCTCATCGCTGTAGCAGGTCAGGAAATCATTGCCTGACTCATAGCCAGCCAGATGATGAAGCTCAATACCCAGAACATGACGATAATAAAGGACCACCAGACCCCAGCAGTCACACGCCTCCATGGTGCAGGCGCGATCAACCCACGGGACGTTATTCATCCCGTTAATGAAATCATTTTTATCCATGGTTTTAACCGTTGATTAGTCCGGGCCATTCGGCCGGGTCATACGGGCGGCCGATGTTTCTGTTGAGGGGATTAGACATCGACAGGCTTACGTTAACGTCTGTGCCGTCCATGCTGCAGTCGCTGACATAGAGCGTCCAGGCATTGGCTGCTGTACTGATGTTAGCGGCATCGAATCTGCGGATAGTGCAGGTAATTGGCGTTGCGCGGGATAGCCCTCTCCAGGCCTTAAGCTTTTGCTTGAAGTCCTGCGTTAACTGGCTGAATTTAAGCGTGCTGTCGATTACCGGTGTATTGCTCTGCTGGCTCTCAGTCAGCTCAAAGCGGCACGGATCATACTGCACGCCGCCCAAGTTCTTGGGAAATACCTGGTTGGCTACCAGCCGCACATAGCCGAACGCAGGATGATAAAACTCGACTGTCTCGTACATGATGCGGTTAGGGCGCTTCGCCTTGTACTCTCTGTATGTTGGCATCAGTTTACCCTCGGTATTGACTCCGGATCCCTGCCGTCAGGGTAACCGGTCACCACCACATCAAGCACAGACCCCCACGGCGGCGGAAGCTCAACGATGATGTCGTCAAACTCATCATCGGCGTTACTGAGCCGCCTGCAGATAACATCGCCAGTCCAGGTGAACGCCGCACCGTTTTGCGACCACTGCGGCCACGCCAGAAAATGCAGTTCCTGTAGCTCAATACCCGTGTCCCCGGTTCCTGTTCCCAGCGGCATGGTGAACCACTGATTGCAGTTATCCAGGTAATTCGGGCTGCGCAGCCACTGCATAAAAGCCCGGTGCTGGTGCGGCAGAAAAACCCATGTGAGTGAAAAAGTGGTTTTCAGGTCATCGGTCAGTTTCTGGAAAATCGGTGCACCGACCTGCGGGTTATCAACCCGGAAACCAGTGTCAGTTTTTGGATTCTTGCCTGACCGCTGCGCCAGCGGCAGCCAGTCGGGATAAGGTATTGCCATGTTATCCTCGGGCCCGGCGCGGGGCGTTGTGGTAATTGGTGATGGCCTGACTAATCTGGCCGCCATTAGCAATATCGGTGACGATCGTCTGGATGGTTACATTACCGCTACCGTCAGTGCTCGCCTGGGTGTCAACCATCGCGCCGCTGGAGTAGTTTTCAACATTATTGATGATAGTGATCCCCTTGCCAGTTCCAGCCTTATCAGCAGGAATGACTTTGCCAGACCGATCTGGGATGAACACCTGCTGTCCACCAGCGGCCTGGAATATCTCCGACTCGCCGTTTTCATTAATACGATATGCATTGCCTGCTGATACAGTGCCGCCGTAGCGACGCCCGCCGCTGTAGGATATCCCGCTAATTGCACTGGCTATCTGACCGCCAGCCGCTACCGCCTGAGCAATAGCAGGTATATTTGCTGGCCATGGAAGAGCCATTGCGTTACCTATCGCGGTTTGCATGTTCAAAGCCGCCTGCGCTACAGCAAAACTGTTGATAGACTCGTTGCTCATCAACAGCAATAGCCATTCTCTGATTTGCCGCCTGTTGCTGGATGGCAGTTTTGGCATCTTCATAAAGCTGAGTATTTTGCTTATCAATCTCCTGATATTTGGCTAATGCAGCCAGTTTCTGCTGCTCTTGAAGGTCAATCTGAGCCAGTGGATCCTCTGCAATACCCGTAATTGCGTCAGGCATAACTTTCGCCGCTGCAATTTCCTGCTCTACATACTTTTTACCCTGCTCAGCTTGCTGGCGTTGTTTAACAGCGTTAGCAGCATCCCACTCTGCAGCAGCGTACTTCCTGATCTCCTCAATTTGCCCGGCCGTAGCGCTTTTATTGAGGGACTGTTCCGCCCTGAGTATTGCCTGTTCGCGGGACAAATCCTGTGTTGCCCCGGCAGCAGTTTCTGCACGCTGCTTGTAATCAGCAATTTTCTGGGCATTGGCTTGCATCTGAGTGGCTGCGCTTTTGCCCTGCTGCTCATTCTGCTGCTGCGCTTTACGTCGTGCCTCCTCAGCTTCCTGCAGATCGTAATTTTCTGCAGCCAGGCGTTCTGCTGACGCAATCTGATTAGGGTTATCAGTTACCTTAGACTCTGCCATTCTGGCTTTTGCTATTGCCCGCTGGCGTTCATCCTGAATTTTCAGAAGCTCATTTTGCTCTTCAAGATTTAGGATCAGTTTGTCGCCATCAGCTGTTGGTGGTGAGATTTGTAGGGACTTGGGATTGAAGTTTTCTGCCGCCTGATTAGCCCGGCTGATTTCATCGGCAGTATTACCGAAGGCTTTTGCAACAGCACCCTGCACTCGCGCCAAAGTATCGCCTTTCTCAATGAGTTCTTCATGGACACCCATTGAGGACAACATATTATTTGTCAAAAGTCGGTTCGCTTCAGAAGCAGTGTTTTCAGTTCTTGAGAGCTTTTCTTTTTTGTCAGCAAGATCGCGGATCTTTTTATTTAGCTCGTCTGAAACCTCTGCCTGACGGCGGCTAAATTCTGTTCCCTGCCCCATCGAGTCAGCATATTCCTGCGCAGCAGGAGTGAACTTGCTGTAGCGCCTTTGAAGCGATGCTATATCCGACTCTAAGCCAGCTATCTCATCTTTCTGCACCCGCATTGATTCGTTAGCATCAGCAAGAGTTCCCCGCAGCTGAGTGTTGCTCATCGATCTCATGGAGTCATTGAGCTTATCAAGACCATCAGCAAAGGCGATCGCCTCCTGACGGGCCTGTTGCGCTGCTTGCCACCAGTAAAGCAGCGCGGATGCAGCAATCATTGCTACACCCGCCGGGCCGCCGATCAGTGAAAGAGCGCCACGAGCAAGTCCAAATCCCACCGATGCAGCGCGTGCCGCCGCCGCAGCTCTGGCAGAAGCCGCAGCCTGGGCGGTTTCCGCTTCCACCAGCGCCAGCGAAGCAGCCCGTGCGCGTGATTTTG